CCGGGATAGGCTCGTTTTTGGTTAGCAAGGCGGCCCCTCAGTTTTCGGACAATGCGGTCATCACTGCCGGGCAGTCTGTCAAAGCGGACGAAGCCGAGCCAACCCTTGTCCGCCAGGTTTGGCGCACCACCATGATCTCTCATGAGGGTGATTGTGGGGGTCTGTATTTCGCGACTACGAACGAGATGGGCGTTGCAGGCAAGTTCATGGGTTTTCATGTCATGGGCACCAATGGATATGGACCTGCGTTTGCCTGTGCCGTTTCCCGCAAAACGATCAAGGAGGCTATAGATGTCCTCTCTGGTGTGCCTGTTGAGCTTGATGAAGCCGGTCGCGATGTTGTCGGATCTGTTTCTCAACCTCATTTCTTTGCCACTCGAATCACTGATGTGCCAACCCCCACGCCATTTCCTGCGAGTGTTCCTCAGTCGGCTCCAGTCATGGTGAATGATCCGAAAGTCTATATCAAGGCAGCTTCAAAGTACAATAAGACTAAGAACCTTGATCCAATGGTTCGTCAGCGCTTGAGAACTGCGATTGAGAATGTTTTACTTCACATGGAGAACACGCAGAGTGTCCAATTGCACCCTGGTTTTCCAACGCTTCAAGAGGCAATCACAGGAGTCGATGGCACTTCTTTCCGTGGTGTTGATCTTTCAACTTCTGCTGGATACCCCCACAATGTTCAAAAGGAAACAAAGCAACAGCTCTTAGGTTCCTACATTGATGGTGGGTTTGTTGAGGGGCCCTTGGCACACAAGACCCAACAGAGCGTTCTCGAGAGGCTTGGGATGCTTTCGCGTGGCGAAATTCCGCTTGATGTCTTCACCGATGTCATCAAGTCAGAACTTGCCGATGCGACTAAGGTTGCTGATTACAAAGGTCGTTTGGTTTCAGCAGCGCCCAACGACAGCGTTCTGACTACTCGCATGCTTTTCGGCAACTTCATTCGGTGGATGATGGACAATCATCTTTCGAATGGTTTTGCAGGTGGGGACAATATGGAGGGTGACGATGCTCATATCATTACCTTACTCCACAAAACCATCGCTGGCGAGTTGGACCTTCATACAGCGGGTGATCTTTCAGCTTATGACACTCGTCATTCGGCTGATGCAATGCAAGTGGTTCTTGAGTGTATCGTGGAGTTCATTCTGCGTCACAATCCTGCTTGCCCAGGCC